ACTCGTAAAATTATTGAGGACGTAAACAATGCCGATTAGTGGTGAAGGTCAAACCAATTGGTTCCACAAAGATTGGAATTATTTGAAGGTGAAACCTGATGGTATGAAAAATTTGAAAAAGAATTACTCTCAGGTGTGGCAAGATATATTTGCATTGGTTGTCACAGATGCAAAAGTTGATGGCACATTCATAGAGGTAGGTGGTGCTGTACCATACGTAGGTAATAATACTTGGTTACTTGAGGAGGGATATAATTGGAGAGGATTCTCAATAGAATTAGAACATGATCTATGTGCAGAGTGGGAAGGTGTACGTCCTAACACCAAACTCTATGAAGCAGATGCAATGAAATTTGATTATGTAAAAGCAGTCGATGACCTTGGTCTACCAAGAGAATTAGATTACTTATCATTTGATCTGGAACCACCACATAATACACTAGAAGCATTGAGAAACTTTCCTCTTGATGAATTACAATTCAAGTGTGTTACTTATGAGCATGATTTATACAGACAATGGGGTGATGTGTATGGACACAGAGAGATATTTGAAAAACATGGATACGATTTAGTGGGTGAAGATGTAACTAACGGAGTTTGCACAATGGAAGAGTGGTACATTCATGAATCAGTTGATCAAAGTATCAGAGATAAACTAAGAAGTAGGAGATGTCAACCATATGAAGTAGTGCTTGATTTATGAGAGTAAGTTATTGCATTCCCACTCACGACCATGCAAGGTGTGAGCAATATATGTTTGATATATTATACCCTCTATCACAACAAACATTTAAAGACTTTGAGATATGTGTATCTCATCAAGGTGATCAGACAAGGATACTCAGAGCACTGAATGATTACTGGGATATTCTAAACATCACATTCAAGAAAGCGGAAGAGGGTAACATCTCTGTCAATACAAATAATGCTATGAAGATGGGAGAAGGGGATATAATCAAAGTATTATATTCAGATGATTTCATTTTGACAACTAATCTTACTGAAGAACTTGACAAAGCATTTACTCCAGAAGTATCATGGGCAGTGACAGGTTTTGCTCACACTCTTGACAATGGTCAGACACATTACAACCCGAAGTTACCAGTTTACAACGACAGATTATTGGAGGGTGTCAACACTCTTAGTTCTCCTTCAATTCTTGCTGTTAGGAATGGTATTGAAGAATATTTTGACGAACACCTGGTCATGTTGATGGACTGTGATATGTACCATAGACTGTATAAAAATCATGGAGATCCAGTCGTTCTAAAGGACATACATATATCAAACAGAGAACATCCGAATCAAACACAAAGATCAAACGACCACCTCATACCAGAGGAGATTGATTACTTGAAGAAAAAACATTTAGTATGACAATAGGATTCAACCACCTAGGAAGACATGGAAGACTAGGCAACCAGATGTTTCAGTATGCTGGACTCAGAGGTATCGCTGCTCACCGTGGATTCGATTTCATGATACCAGAGAGTGACTTCAAAGATGAGTGGAATGACCATCAATTATTTGAGGCATTCAAACTTAAGGGTCTTACAAATATAGGTGTATGTCCTGGTCCTTATGTACAGGAAGCACACTTTCATTTTGATCAGAACTTATATGATAATATGCCAGACGGTCACAATGTCTATGCATATTTGCAGAGCACAAAATATTTTGATATTATAGAGGAAGATATACGACAAGACTTTGAGTTCAAGAATGAAATCAAAGCACCGTGTGAGGATATGATCTCGACTGTTCAGGATCCAATTGCACTACATGTACGTCGTGGTGATTACATACAAAATTGTGACAACCATCCACCTTGCCCCAAAGAATATTATGACACTGCATTGTCAAAGTTTGATAACCGTCGTACAGTGGTTATTTTTTCTGATGATCCTAAATGGTGTGGTACTGAGTTCCCTGATGACAGGTTCCTTATCTCAGAAGGTGGTGACAATATTGCAGACTTGTGCATGATGAGTATGTGTTCTGATTTTATTATTGCTAATTCATCATTCTCATGGTGGGGTTCATGGTTGTGTAAAAATCCTAACAAAAAAATCATTGCTCCTAAAAAATGGTTCGGCACTGGATATACAAAAGATCATGATACTTCTGATCTATACTGTGACAATTGGGAGGTATTATGATTGAAGGGCAAGAAGTAAATAGATTTGATCTTCTCAAGTGTACGTTCATCATACCTTTGAGAATTGAAACTGCTGATCGCATGAGAAATATCATAACCACATTGATATATCTCACACGTAATTTTGCATGTAGAATTATTGTCAAAGAGGTAGATAAAGAGTCAGTATATCTACGTGAAGTAAAACCATTACTAGAGCAAGCACTTGAACCAGAAATGCTTGCAAGCATTCATCATATTTTTGAGGAGAGTGATGACTTCACATTTCATAGAACAAAAATATTGAATGACATGTTGTGGATGGTGGAAACACCAGTGGTTGCTAATTATGATAGTGATATTTTATTACCTTTGGATTCATACATCAATGCAACTAATATGATTCTAAAAGGATGGGTACATCCTGATGCAGAGGGTGGTCAACCTGTAAAGTGTGTGTATCCATATGGTCTAGGTGAGTATCAATATCAATGCCACATTGCTGATGAACATGCAACTGCCTTTATCAATAGTGGATTCAATTTTGAAGCATTCAATGGACGTTTGAGAAAGTGGGATGCCAAGTATGGATTCTGTCAGTTTTTTGATACCGAAGAGTATAAAAGATTAGGTGGTGAGAATGAAAACTTTATAGCATACGGATACGAAGATGATGAAAGACATATGAGATTCAATTTATTATCAAGTGTTGCAAGGTTGACTGATAATGTATTCCATCTTGAACATGGCAGAACAAAGAACTCATGGTTCAACAATCCACACTGTGAGGACAATAAAAAATTGTGGGAACTACTAAAGGTAAAGGGTAAGAAATCTCTGCAAAAATATTATGAGGAGGTAGATTATATCAAGAGAAGAAATGGATAGGAACAAAGCAGTATTCAAATTAGCACACTTCCCTCCTGTCTTGTGGATAAATCTTGACAGATTTCCAGAGAGAAAGAAATACATGGAGGAACAGTTTGACTATTGGGAGATCAAAAATCACCATAGAATATCTGGTATTGATGGTGCTGAGTATGAGACATATCTCAAGGGAACAGTGCCACCAAGTATGAATGATGGTGAGATAGCATGTGTCATGTCACACTTATCTGCACTCAAATATTTTGTAGAAGAAACAGACCATGATGAGATTTTTATCATGGAAGATGATGTTGATCTATCACTAGCAAGGCATTGGAATTTTACTTGGAAAGATGTGAGACGTAGAGTCCCAGTAGCATTTGATTGTCTACAGTTGACTATTATAAATCCTAATGGTATAACTTTAAAGTTACACCACAGATTTATCAATGACTTTTCTGCTGCTTGCTACCTTATTACTCGTCATCATGCAACTAAACTCCTCAAACTTCACAGGAGGGGATCGCAGTGGAAAATCGACCAAAACATCAGACCAAGAGCAGTCTCCGAAGACTTGATACTTGACAGTGGTAAATCATATGCCACACCACTATTCAATTACAGATTAGATATGGGTTCTGCTATACATGAAGAACATATAGAAATCTTTCACAAGAATAGTAATCATGCACTCACTGATTTTTGGAGAGAGCAGGGTGCTGATGTCAAGATACAAGAAGTGATGCAATTAGATGAATACTGTGGTAGAATACCACCACAGGTGTACATAAACCAAGGCAAACAGGAGTCTCAAAATGTCTGAAGTAATTCTTGATGAAAAATTTAAACAACCAGATTATAGTGGCATGGTAGACCATGGTGCTATCGGTGTATTTGAAAACTTTGTAAAGTGGGAATTTTGTGACGCAGTTATAGATTCATTTGAGTTTTGGTATGGTAAAAAACATATTGAAGAGGTCAAAGTGACAGAGGTAGCAGGTAAAGAACTCAAACTCTCACCCAAGGGTGATGGTAGCAAACAGTTCGATAAATATGGTGACTTTGGTAGAAAAGATCAACAATTATATCTTGAAATTTGTGACCCTTCTCTTGCAATGGAAGTCAATCAGGCAGTAGGAGGAGCATTTGAAATTTATGCGAAGAAATGGAAAGGGTTGTTAGACTCATCAGATCCAGTATCATCTTGGACATGTAAAGTACAGAAAACAAATTCTGGAGGAGGATATCACGTATGGCATTGTGAAAATGGTAGTTTCTTATACAGAGATAGGGTATTGACATGGATGATTTACCTCAACGATGTACCTATGGAGTGTGGTGGTGCAACTGATTTTTTTCATCAAGAGATATCTTTTCAACCTAAGAAAGGCACTGTAGTATTGTGGCCTGCTGCTTATACTCATGTGCACAGAGGATCATTTCTTACTGGTGACGTATCAAAATACATAGCAACAGGATGGTTCTCTCGTGAACCAGGTCAAGTTACAAACAGAATTTTAGGTGAGAAGATGGGTAAAATACAACCTAAAGATGAATTAAATGGATGATATTTTACACCGCAATAACAAATGGATATGATAAATTAGCACCACCCCCTAAATCTAATGTAAAATTTATTTGTTTTTATGATGGTGATCAACCAGATACAGAGGGGTGGGAGTATAGAAAGATAGACATAGATGAGAAGTGTCCAGTAAGAAAATCTTATCATCCTAAACATTGCCCACATTTATATTTTAAATCAGGTGTGTCAACTGTGTGGATTGACGCATCGTATAGCATATCAAATGAACTCATTGAGTATTCAAAAATACTTCTAGAAAAACATGATTTTATATTACAAAGACACCCTGACAGGAGAACTTTGGTTGAGGAGTTTGAGAAGTTATATTACCATGGATTCTCTACCAGTGATGAAATTATTGACATGTGTAAACGTATCAAGTCAATCAATTTTCCACTTAAATTTTATGATCAAACAATAAATTGTGTTGTATGGAGAAGATTGACATCAAAAATTATAGAGTGGTGCAAAGTGTGGAGACAGTGGTATGATGAAGGTGTAAACAGAGATCAAGTCTCTAGTTCTATCGCTGAGTTTTTGGTCACGAAAGCACATAGAGTTGATCTTGTCATTGACATGAACAAAAGTAGTAGGATGAAATCTTACAAAGAATCATACAAATTACATACACCATCAACAGATATCGTACGAGACATGCGTAAGATATTTCCCATCACAAAAAGATCGTTCAACATGAATTATAATGTTGATCCAAAAGATATAATTGTGTACACCTGTATCACAAATGGATATGATAATCTAGTATCAGAATATTATCATCCTGATGTCAGGTATGTTTGTTTTCATGATGGTTCAATTGACACTACCATTGAACCATGGGAGTATATAAAATTAGATTTAGATATAGATTGTCCAAGAAGATTATCATTTTATCCCAAAGCAAATCCACATATATTTTTCCCAGAGGGATCACATACAGTATGGGTTGATGCTTGTTACCAACACACATCAAATTTTATAGAAAAAAGTAGAGGGTGTTTTCCATTTACAATGCTTAGACACCCATCAAGATTTACATATTATGATGAGATACTGGAGGGGTTTTTATGTGCATTCTTTTCTTTTGACGATGCCATAAGTCTTACACAAGAACTAAAAGATTCTGGATACAATTTCAAATCATATTGTAGTCCGCTTGGTACGATAGTGTGGAGAACTTTGACACCGAATGTAAAATTATTCAATGAATCATGGTACAAGTGGTCGCTAGTGGGATGTAATCGAGATCAAATTGCATACGATATGGCACTCAAAGAATCTGGGTTACTTCCGTCAGTGATAGAGAATAGGGAAGAATCAGGTCTGCCTCTTGGATATAATAATAAGATAGGTAGAAGGGGAAAGCATCCTCAGAGAGGTGACCTACAACAATACCGTAGGAAAGATGAATTGTTGAAGGAAATGAAAAAAATTACAGGTCTTCATCCCAAACTATATACAACGTATCATGACCATGATTTCTTGATGAGAGAGCACAGTGTATTATGATTTATTATACAATAAACACAAACAATTATATTGAAAATTTACAGGCACCATCGTGGGTAAAAGTAATAACAGATGTAGAAGATTTAGGTGACCCAGTAAGAAGTAGTAGGAAACAAAAAATACTATGCCCATTTGATGAACCAAGTGTATACATAGACGCATCAAAAGTTCATCTTCTTAATGATAAATTCAAAGAACTAAGTGAAGATATATTATCTCGTAAAAAATTTTTCATAATGAGTCATCCTCATAAACACTCTTATCTTGAGGAGTGTGCTGAGTATATCTCAAAAGGATGGGTAGATCCTGATGACATTCTCAAATTTACTACAGAGGTATCAGAGACATCATTTGATTTTGAAAAATATTTCTCTCCCTTATGCACTATTATATGGAGAAATGGTAATACAAAAGACTTTGATAAGTTGTGGTGGAAGTGGTACAACAGAGGTGGTGTAAGAGATCAATTAGCTTGCTCTGTGGCATTGCAGTTAAGTGGTATAGAATATGAAACTGAACCATCGAGAGACCTAATAAATCAATTTTCTGATGCGAGTCCCGACGGTGAGTGGTGGGATAATAGGACAGGTGATTATGTATATCATGAAGAGGATGTAGACATAATTGAGTTCACAGATTTACTCACAGAACTTACAGGTTTATTTGATTGGAAAGAATATTTTAGGACAGGCACAGATCGTATTACTGGCGAACCCTTTTATGGTGACGCAGGTGTATATTCTTATGCTATTGAGTGGGATGATCCTGATAAAGATCAGATAATAATCTATACCAGTATAACAAATTGGTATGATACCATACCTGATGACATGTACTACGATCCAAACGTAAAGTATGTTTGCTTTACTGATGGTAATGTAGAGAAAAAAGGACCTTGGGAGTTCAGACCTATACCTAAATTTGTATACGATGAAATAGACGGTGACCCTAGAAGGTTATCTTCTTATGCAAAAATATGTCCACACAAATTATTTCCATATGGATCTAAAACAGTATGGTTAGATGGATGTTATGTTCACACTAAGGAATGGGTAGACAAGAGTAAAGCAATACTAAAAGAGGTGCCATTGACTCACATGTTACACCCACATAGATTTACTTTTCATAATGAAATCATGGAAGGGTTTGGTGCTAACTTTAATACAAGAGAAGAGATGCTTGAACTTGTAAACGCTTTGAGTAAAGTTGAATATGATTTCAAAAAATATTATTCACCAGTTCTAACATGTATATGGAGACAGATAGATGATGAGATGGCAGAGTTTCATGATCTTTGGTGGAAGTATAGTAAGATAGGATCTAATAGAGATCAAATATCATTTGATTGTGCAAGACAATTGACTGGTTTGACTTGGAGTAGGATAGACAACTGGGAAACAATAGGATTAGATCTTACATCACCTACATCAAAATCTGCTAGAAACAAAAGACATCCACAAGCAGGTCACTTTACTGATAAAAATACTTACAGTGAGATATTGGCAGAGTGTTACGATTTATTGAAAGAGATAAGACCTATTACAGGTATACAGGATGAGCATCAAATATGGCAAGTCAAGTGGAATGAAGTGAGAGATAATCATACTTGGGATATGGACAGAGATGAGATTGCTTTTTTTCCAGAGGGGACATGGTGGTATGATCCAACTACAATCAAGACCACAAATGGTAAGTATTCAATACAAAAAAGAATACACATAATCAAAGATCTTAATGGATTCCAAGTAGGTAATAGAAGTTCAAACAAAACTAATTCTTTTTGGGTAAGAAGATTGAAAAGATCACTTGGTCTTATAGACTTACCACAAGAACTACATGACATGCATGTTTGGGACTGGGGGCAATCTTTTAGAGAGTATGTAGAGAAAAATGTATTGAAACCTAATTTACCAAAAACATAGTGCATATATAATTATGTTTTCACACCTAAATTATGAATGCACTGATTACCTTCGGATGTAGTTGGACTAAAGGTAAATTTTGTTGGTACGATCCAAACATCTTGAGGCACACTGAGATGTCTGATGAAGAGGTAAAGAGTACATTGAGACAGCAGCATTTCAAAGACTTAACTGAAGAGTATTGTTTTAGAACTATACTATCAAGGAGACATAATTATGTAAATATAAATCATGCGAGGGGTGGTTCATCAAATCGAAGACAATTTAGACATGCGGAAGAGTATTTCAATACAGATGACTATAAAAAATATAATAATGTCATAGTCCTATGGGGCATCACCTCTACAGCAAGAATGGAATTGTGGAGTAATAAAGAAAAAAAATATATATCTTATCATCTTACAAAAAAACAAAACTTAAAGTGGACAATTGATCATTATGATCATGACGTGGTGGTAAAAAGATTATCTACTCAAATTCAACATTGGGATAATTATTTTAAGATGATTGGGGTAAAAAATTATTGGTTCGATACTTTCAATCACCACAATTACACTTACGATAGTCCTAACATGATTATGTCACACGAAAAATCAAGAGATTTGATGAGTAATTTGTGTATTGACATGGGTCATAAACCAG